TGAGGCTAATGCTAGACTTTATATTGACCAGATACGAGAACAATTTAGCACAGATGATATAGATAAGTTTTTTGATATACTATATGATGGCGATAATAAAAACAGAGTGTGGGTTCATGCTCACTTTGGTACAACAGATATAGATGAAATATTTTCTAAATTAAGATTTATGATTATAGGGTGTGGTTGTAAATGGGTGGTAATAGACCACTTACACATGCTAGTTAGTGCGACATCTGAGGGTGATGAAAGACGAGCCATAGATAATATTATGACTAGACTAAGAAGTATGGTTGAAGAAACAGGTGCAGGTATAATATTAGTATCTCATCTAAGACGAGTTGATGGTAATAAAGGACATGAGAATGGCATACAAGTTAGCTTATCACATCTTAGAGGTTCTAATAGTATAGCACAGTTATCTGATTGTGTGATAGCTTTAGAAAGAAATCAACAGGCTACTGACCCAGATGAATCAAGAACAACAAAAGTTAGAATATTAAAATCAAGATATACAGGAGATGTAGGACTTGCTACTCATTTACTATATGATGGAGATACGGGCAGGTTAGCAGAAGTTGTAGATGATTTTGATGATTTACAATCTGAACAAGGAGATGCATTTTGAGATTAATATTTGATATAGAAACAGACGACCTAAATGCTACTAAGATATGGTGTATTGTAGCACAAGACATAGACACTAATAAAATTTATAAGTTTCCTCCTGATAAACTAGAAGAGGGGTATAAGTTTTTACAAAGTGCCGAACAGTTGATAGGTCATAATGTCCTAGGTTTTGATATACCTATGGTTGAAAAGTTTAGTAATATTAAACTTACGGACAATGTGGTAGATACTTTAGTATTATCTAGGTTGTTCAACCCAACAAGAGAGGGAGGACATAGCTTAGATAATTGGGGTTATAGATTATCATATCGTAAGATAGAGTTTGATGATTACCAAAACTATTCAACAGAGATGTTAAACTATTGCGTTAGAGATGTCCAACTAAATACTTTAGTTTATAGAAGATTACAAATAGAGTCAAAAGGTTTTTCAAAAGAAAGTGTAGACTTAGAACATCAAGTAGCAAAAATAATGAATCAACAAGAGATAAATGGATTTAGCTTTGATAGTAAGTCTGCTACTTTACTACTTGCACAATTAAGAGAAAGATTACAAAGTGTAGAAGATGAAGTTCATAAAACATTTAAGCCTAGATGGGTTGATGATAGAATAGTTAAACCTTATATTAAAAAAGATGGCTCATTATCGAAGAGGGGTCTAACAGATGATGAATATAATACATGCCTAACCAATAACGATTTTGAGCCATTTATGAGAAGAAAACTAGAGCCATTTAATTTAGGCTCAAGAAAACAAATAGGAGAGTATCTTATAGAGATGGGTTGGAAACCTGAAAGATTTACTCCCACAAATCAACCAATAGTTGATGAGAAAACTTTATCTCAGATAACTCATATCCATGAAGCAGGTTTAATAGCAGAGTTTTTATTACTGCAAAAAAGAATAGCACAAATTGACTCATGGATTGAAGCAGTTTCAGAGGATAATAGAGTGCATGGTTTTGTTATTCATAATGGAACCATAACAGGTAGAATGACACATAGAAATCCTAACATGGCTCAAGTTCCTAGTCTAGCTTCTCCTTATGGTGAAGAGTGTAGAGCTTGTTGGGTAGTAGACGATGGGTATAAATTAGTAGGTATTGATGCTAGTGGTCTTGAAATAAGAATGTTAGCACATTACATGAATGACGAGGAGTTTATTAATGAAATTATCAACGGAGATGTACACAGCTCTAATCAAAAACTTGCAGGACTTAAATCAAGAAATCAGGCTAAAACATTCATCTATGCCCTCATGTACGGAGCAGGAGATGAAAAACTTGGCAAAGTGGTTGGAGGGAACAAAGCAGATGGTTCTAGAATTAGAAAACATTTCTTTGCTAATAAACCATCATTTAAATCACTTCGAGATAGAGTTCAAAGAGCAGCAACAAAAAAATATCTCAAAGGTTTAGATGGTAGAAAGATATACATACGAAATGCACATGCATCTTTAAATAGTTTACTGCAAGGTGCAGGTGCGATTGTTATGAAACAAGCCTTAACTTTGGCAGATAAGTGGGCAACATGTAATAATATAGATTATAAATTTGTTGCTAACATACATGATGAATGGCAGGTTGAAGTTAAAGAAGAGTATGCTGATTTCTTTGGAGAAATGGCAGTTAAGTCAATAGTAGAGTCAGGCAAACATTTTAATTTACGATGTCCTCTGGATGGAGAGTACAAAGTAGGAGGTAATTGGAGTGAAACCCACTAAGAAAGATAGAAAAAAGTTTGATATAGATTTAGAGTATGGTCAAATTAGAGAAGACAAAATAGCAGACATGTTTTCAAAAGCTAAAATAGAAGTTAAATCTGAAAGAGGCATGTGGATGAAAACCGGAAACATATGTATAGAATATGAATCTTATGGTAAGCCATCAGGAATACAAACAACAGAATCAGATTATTGGTTTCATAATCTTTGTATAGGAGATGAAATATTTTGCACATTTATATTTGATGTACCTAAATTGAAAAAACTAATAGATAAATTAGATTTCAAAAAATCTGTAAGTGGTGGCGACCATAATGCAAGTAGGATGTGGCTAGTTAATATACAAAAACTTTTTACATCTGATGTGTTTAAAACTTTTAAAGAGCTAAAAAATGACTAAAGATACAAAAGATAATTACAATAAATTTACATCTGAGTCAGGTCATTGGTACACACAAGATGGAGAACCTATGTACACAATAATAGGTGCTAATGGTAAGGAAAGAAATACAACTTTAAGAGATGCTAAAAGTTTAGGTTTAGTTCCCTCTGTTACAACTATCATGGGCATGGTGGCTAAACCTGCATTAGAAAATTGGAAAATTACTCAAGCTATTAAATCTGCTATGATTTTAGATATGGAGGAGTCTGAATCAATAGATTCATATATTTACAGATGTAAAGCAGAAGCAAAACAAATAAGCTCTAAAGCTGCAAAAGAAGGAACTAAAATACATGCTCAAATTGAAAAAGGTTTTGTTGGTAAAACAAAAACTAAAACTTATAAGATAATACAAAAATGGTTAGATGAAAATTTTCCTAATGAAAAATGGATAGCTGAAGATTCTTTTTGTTCTGATAAGGGCTATGGTGGTAAGATTGATTTGTATTCTAAGTCTGGTATATTTGTAGACTTTAAAACTAAAAATAATTTAGATGGTAAAGAACCAAATAAATTAGTGTTTGATGAACATGGTATGCAACTATCAGCATATGCACAAGGTTGTAATATAGATAAACCTGAGAGAGTTTCTATCTTTGTAGACAGAGAAGATACAAATATTATTTTATTTTATATATGGGATAAAGAATCACATTACAAACATATTGAAATGTTTAATAGTATGTTAAGATATTGGCAGTTGGTAAATAATTATGAATGGTAAAAAAGCTAAAAATTTAAGAAGAAAAAGTAAAGAGTTACTTATTGAATGGTTAAAAACTATGGTTCCTGATGGAGAAGATACAAATAAAATTACTATAAAAAATCTTAATCAGTTTTTACCAGAGCAAACACATATATATGCTAATAATAAACTTATGTTAAGTGCATATTCGCTAAGATGGTTTTATAAAAAAGTAAAGAAAAATCCAAACATAACATTACAAGAAATATTGGGAGATATAAATGTATAAATTTAATGAAGATAAATTACTAGAAGAGTTAAGTAAATATATTTATGATACATATGGGCAACATTATTCTACCGACAGATACCAAGCAACTGATGTTATAATAGATTCTGGACATGGAGAGGGATTTTGTATTGGTAATATTATGAAGTATGCTAAAAGATATGGAAATAAAGCAGGAAAAAACAGAAAAGACTTGCTAAAAATATTACATTATGGTATAATAATGTTATACATTCACGATGTAGAAAAATTATTTTTATTAGGAGAAGATAAAGACAAATATTTAAATTAAAATTATGGATAAAGTTGGAAGAAAAGAATACTTAGGTATTACAATAGATTATAACAGAGAGTCTAAACTAGATAAGTTTAGTTTAGATACATTGAGAGATAGATATTTTTGGAAGGAGGAAACACATGCTCAAGAAGCTTTGGCAAGGGCTGCAGTATTTGCAGCAACATATAAAAATAACACCGATTTTGAATTGGCTCAACGATTGTATGACTACAGTTCCTTACATTGGTTCATGTTTAGCACTCCTATCCTTAGTAATGGGGGAACGAGTCGTGGTTTACCTATCAGCTGCTTTCTTAATTATGTACCTGACAGTAGGGTTGGTTTGTCTGCTCATTATGACGAGAACATATGGTTGGCAAGTGCAGGTGGAGGCATCGGTGGATATTGGGGGGATTTGCGTAGCAATGGGGTATCTACTTCTAATGGCAGTAAGTCTACTGGTTGCATACCATTCATGCATGTAGTTGATTCGCAAATGTTAGCCTTTAACCAAGGTGTTACAAGAAGAGGTTCTTATGCTGCATATTTAGATGTATCTCATCCGGAGATAGAAGAGTTTTTAAATATGAGAAAAGAATCAGGTGGAGATATAAATAGAAAATGTTTAAATTTACATAATGGTGTAAACATCACTAACGATTTTTTAAAAGCTATAAAAAATGATGAAGATTGGAGATTGATTGACCCTAAAACAAATAAACCTGTTAAGACTATTAATGCTCGTTCTTTATGGTGGCAACTCATAAATGCTAGAGCAGAAACAGGAGAACCATATTTAATAAACATAGATACTTGTAATGAACATTTACCAAAAAGTCAAAAAGATTTAGGCTTAGAAATAAAACAAAGTAATTTATGTTCTGAAATAACACTAGCTACCAATGAAGAAAGAACAGCAGTTTGTTGTTTGTCTAGTGTAAATTTAGAAAAGTTTGATGAATGGAAAGATAATAAACTTTTTATATCAGACTTAATAACTATGTTGGATAATGTCATTCAACATTTTATAGAAAACATTGTAGACATAGAAGAACTAGGAGAATATAATGCCAACTACAAAAGATTTACAAACTACATCAAA